CCGGAAATCAACTGGTATGCTCGTCTAATTTCGCTACGGTCCAAATCTCCATGCTTCACATCATACAATCGAAGACCTTTCTCGAGGTAATTCATATTTGGATTTCTCGGGTCACGGGTTGAAAGAATGGCTGGCTGCAAGTCAGGTTCCTCAGGAAACTCCAATCCTGTTCTGTAAAGCCTTGTTTTCTGTGGGGGGAAAATTCGGTGCTTGCTGGTTCCAATCTTGGTGAGGCCTGATGGATGTATCGTTGGTTCAACTTCCTCCCATCCATCCAAGTCCCTGATGACACGTTGAATCGGATTTTCCTGATGACTCACCTCTGCTGCAATCAATTCGGCAATAGTCTCCTGAGTTACAACTGCGCACAGTGCCTTTGATGGTGTCCCTGCGTGGTGAATTCCATAAATTTTCCGTTGTGCCTCTCCAAGGTATCTATAGTATGGCAAGCCGCAATCTCCTTTCTGGGTAATATTATCACTACCAGCAGCTCCATTTGTAAACACAGAGTGCTCTATATGCTGCCTACTGGTTGGCTCCGTCATATCTCGAATTTTAAGGTCCATCCTCATATTGATATAGGATCTATAGTGTTCGGGTGCGTTGACTTCCGTACGAGTCAAGCTAACCATTGTATTCACCCCTGACCTGACTTCTGTCAGTAAGTCCGATTGCTTGAAGAACCTATGTGTAATATCTTCTTTATCATTGAATTTGGGATCTGTAACCTTGAACAGAGCCACATCCACATAAGCTGATTGACTAACTCGGATAGCCTTGACCCATTTGCAATTTCCATTCTTGAGCTGTCCCAAAATGATGTTCTTATAAGGATTATGAGCAACAGTAATAAAGTACTTGCCTTTAACAGCTACCGCCCATGAATTTGCTCTCTGATAGTGTTGGGGCAAAACTCCTTCGTCAGGCATAACGGCATAAATGTGATCAGTGTCAACCTTCTTAATTAGACCCATGCACTCTTCATCTTGACAATTCTGCGGTTCGGGTTCAACATCAACAACTTTTCCTGGTTCCTGCTCTGATCTTACGAGGTGATCACAAATGACAAAAGGTCTAGCTGATGGTGCGAGAATAAGTAGATAACATCTATTCTGTCTTATAGCCAAATTGCCCAAATATGTAGATAGGACTTTGGATGGTCCTCTGAACTCGTGAAGTTTTACATGTTCGGTATCAGTGGCATAAGCGGAGAAAATCTGAAATCCTCGACTTTTATGAATTTCACACAATTGTAGGGCTTTAGCGAACTCACGTGCATCCTCAAAACTCAGCAATGCATAGCAAGACCCATCCACGTTTGTAAATTGTTTGGTAATCTCTGAAAACCTAGTTGGCGACACTTGAGATGACTGCAATTGATGTTCGGCTATATACTCGTCCGAGGCAGTTAAGTCCATCTCTGACAAAACAGATTGAAATTGTGATTGTTCTTTCGGAATGATCTTCGAGATGAAATCCTGGGTTTGTCTCCATGCGTTTGAAATGGTAAACTTTGTTTCTGTTGGACGTGTAGTTGTATCTGATGTATCTCTCCCTCCTTGGTGTTGAGGAGATGACCATGCCAAACTTGTTTCCGTAGGACGTGTGGTCGTGTCTGATGTTTCGCGCCTTCCTTGTTGTTGTGGTGTTGACCATATTAGATTGGACTCTGTTGGGCGAGTTGTCGTGTCTGATGTCTCTCTTTTGCCTTGAATTTGGGGAGTTGACATGATTGGTGAGGCAACTGATGAAACCGTTTGCGGTTGGTGGTCACTAGGCACAATTTGGGATACATTAAGTGCACAAGGATGGACTTTTGGAGTCTCTTTTACTG